CCATCAACTTCACACCCAGTAAAAACAACTTGAAAACCTAAAGTTCTATCAGGCATTGTGGTTACTGCAAAAGCATGAGCATGTATAAACTCACCCCTATACTGTTCGTGATTGTGTGTAAATTCCTTGCGTACCCAACATTTGAAGAAAGGTATATTACTAATTAAATATGACATTTAAGCTTTCTTAGTAGGTTTCTTTTTAGGTTTTTTGCCTTTACCAAAGATATGAGCATCTACAGCTTTAGCTTTTCCACCAGTTAAAACAGAGTTTACTCGTGCCATAGCCCATTGGTTTGGTGTAGTTCCAGGACGGTGTCCCGTTTTATAAGCCGCGAGACCTTTGTTGTAGACTTGACGTAACTGTCCTGCTGTAACCTTTTTACCTTTGGCTCTAGCTTTCTTAGCCTTTTCAGCTAAAGTTTTACTTACGTTTGACATTCTTTTTTCCTTTCTTCATGGTTGCACCTTTAATAATATCACCGCGAGTTATTTTATTATAAGGGGGGCTTAATGAAGCAAGTTTCTTTTGTTTAGGTGTAAGCTTTTTTGTCATTTCTTTTTTCCTCCATACATTTTTCTAAATTTTTTAGTATAAACGGATTCCTTAGTTTTTATACGTTTGCCTTTTTTAAAATCTGTACTGAATTTATAAGCTGATGGATCATTATCTGCCTTTGGTGCATTACGTTGTATCTCTTTACGACGCTTTGCTTTGTCAGCAGGAGACAATCCTTTTAAATATTTTGGGGGTATCTTACGTTTTGTTTTCTTTTTGGCGGGAGGTGTACTAATTTGTTTTGACATTTGACCTCTTGTTATAGCCATCTAAACACCTCTGGTATAAATGCAGAAGCTATTATCAAAATACCTAGCCCCCATAGTTTTGTATCAAACCTATCAAGTTGTTGTTCAATACGTTTGTATCTATCAGCACATTCAGACTCATGCTTTTCCAATAATTTTAAAACTTCATCTGCTTTCATTACCACGCCTTACAAGACCAATACCTAGCACTAAACTTATCTTTGGCAGTATCGCATTTGTGGCGAGCACGGAAAGACTTTCTTCTTGCTGGTTGATCTTTTTTAATAGACATGTTAGGATCTCCAAACCTAACTAATTTTATTGCAGTCCCTTTTTTAGCTAACACTGCTGATTTTTTGGGACCTCCAGGAGTACGTTTAGGTTTATTAAATCCGGGAAAAGATTCCCCTCGGTAAGTAATTTTACCAGAGGGGGTTCTTTTAACGTCTTTAGTAGTAGCCATTAACCAAACTCTTTTTTAACTTGCATAATAACAGTATAAGTATCTGCACTAGTGTGACCAACTGTTGTGAATACAATATCACCAGTTTTTCCAGATCCTGCATTGTTAGGTAATCCACCAAAATCAGTATAGTCGTGATGACCACTTTGGTTTTCACCTAGTTCAATACAAAAAACATTAGTCGTTGCGTCAAATAAAACTTGTACTTTCATACCTATACATTGCCACCATATTTTCTCAATAGTGGCTCCAGTACATGCTTGTCCAAGAGAGTTATTAGATAAGGCACTAGCATCTACTTTAACAACAGCACTTTCACCACTACCATCTGATACGTTAGTGAATTTTAAAACTGCTGTTTTACTACCATCAATTATGGTTTGTGTAGCAACTGCATCTGCCATAAAGCCCTCCTATTATTGATCAGCAAAAGTTGGGGCAGTCGCTGAAGTTACATTACCAAAAATTTGGTAGTTAGTTGAATCTTTACCCATAATAGTAACCTCAAATCCAGCAGGAACATTAATCTGAATACTACTGTTTGAATTACCATCAGAAAATACTGAACTTATTGCATTGTCACTGTCTAAGAAAGTTACGCCACCAATGAAAAAATTAGTATTTCCTGGAGTTACTATAATAGCATCTGTAGCATCTGCGGCTCCTCCTGCGTAAACAAATTTAAACATTGATCCCGCTATTGGTGCAGGAAGGGTATAGGTGTTATCTTGTGTACCGTCTGGTACAAGTAAAACTCTTCCACTATGAGTAGCATTATCTAAAGTTTGGTCTGCATCATTTAAACTTACTGGTGCTCCACCAAGAGTTGTTATTTCTGTGATTGTACCAGTTGTTGCATTTTTACTTATTGTTTTGAGTGTGCTTTCAGATCTAATTGGACCTGAGAATGTAGTATTAGCCATATCTATCTCCTTGTCTTGGCTTTGTCGGGTCTATTCCCGTCAAGGTATTAAAACTATAACATAAAAAAAGAGCGACTGTAAAGTCGCTCCTTTCACCTTTAAGGGGATCCTTAAATTAAGCTCCTGGAGAACCAAATACACAACGAGGGTCAGATACGCCAAAGCTATATCTTTCTCTTGCTTTATATCTTACGTTACCAGTATCAAAATCGCCTTCCATTGATGTAGCAATCGCCGCTCTTTCAAAATGCTTAAAGCCGTTTGGTGAGTCGGTTTTAATGAAAAATGCGTCTGTATCTGTAAGGAAGTGATTTACCACATATCCCTCAGGTAACATACCCATGTTTCTGACTGCGTTTACATCATTGTCTGCTGTTCCTGGACGTAGGTTACTTGCCATTAATCTTTCAGCTACAAACTGTAAGTTTACTGGAATAATAAGTTTACGTCCCATCAAAGCGATTTTTAAACCTCTTTCATCAATGAAACCTGAAATATCAATTAATGATTGTTCCAATGAGGTTTCATTTAAATCGGCGGCTGTCGTTAACTCGTTTCTGAAATTACCTCCTCCTGCAGTTGGGTGATCAGTAGCACAAAGCTCCTTACCATCTCCAAAAGTAAAGGTACTATCAAAAGCATTGTTTAACACACTCGCCGCTTTGACTTGTTTTGTGTTGGACATTGATCTTGCCAACGCTCTTGTATATCTACTTGAAAGTCTATCGTAGAGATTATCTTCGATAGCTTCTTCAGTTATAGCAAAAGCTAAAGCGATTGTTTCATGAGTGTAACGAGCAGTGAATGATTCATTCGCAGTGTCAAAGGAGACGGCTCCGCCTTCCGATTTTTCTGGTGCAGTACCAAATCCTGCTAACATTACCTCTTCTTCAAAAGCTCTGTCAGAAGTTTCAGTGTCATAAATTTCGGCATGTTCATTATCATACCTATCATACTCCAAGCCAAATAGAGCGTTTAATCCAGGCTCTAATTCTTTAAGGAGTTGGGATCTTGCAATAGCCATATCAATATCTCCCTATAGACCAGTTGTTGCAGTATGAAATGGTAAATTAAGTTTTACCAAGAAGATAACTCCAGCAGTTGTAACGCTGATGTCTTCAAAGTCATCTTTGATACCAACGATTCTAAAGTTATCTGTTGCTGTAGTTGCTCCTGCACTTGCTACAGATAGTTCACCAGTAGATTTACCAGTTGAACCGTTTTCTGTACCAAATCCAGTACCTTCTGCATTAGAATGTACTAGAGCTTGTGCGGTCGCGGCATTTGTGAGAGAAGCATCTGCTTGAATCTCATACACTTGGAACGGATTGTCATTGACAAGAATCGTTGCTTCTGTACCAGATTTAATTAGAGCTGTTCCCGGATAAAAGTTACTGAAACGAGGTTTCCCGTCAGTATCAATATAATTACATCCATTCATAACGCCTAGGATTGCTACACTTCCACCATCTGCGGCTGAGACGTCGACTAAACCATTTGTTAATGGTATTACCATATCACCTTGAAATATTTTACTAGTTGATCCAGTTGTCGCCGCTGTCTGTACTTTGTACTCTGTCAGCCCATTTGAGTTCGGTGCAGAACCTAATAAATTATGAGGACGTAAACCAAAAGGGGCATCAATATTTGTCGCCATTTTTGTCTCCTACTTCATAAGTTAAAATTATTTAGAGCCACTTGCTTTAGCTCCAAAGGTTACACGACTTTGCCGTTCCGGTTTAAGGATTGGCATACTTGGGTGTTGTTCTCTCATCATATCATTATCGACAGCATCCATTTGATCGGATGTTTTTGTTTGAAAATATTCTTGTCGTTCCTTCCTTGATTCAAGAGGAAATCTCGCAAGTACCAGACCACCCACACCTATCACTCCAGCGTGTTTTCCATCCTGGATTGTTGGTGCCTCAAAATCTGGGTACTCATCAGCTCTAACTAAGTCAAATCCTTCTCGGATTCTGGCAGATAAATTTTTTACATCGTCATAACCCATTACCGAAGTACGGATCCAACGATGCACAAAACCCTCTGGAGCTGGGGGTGCATCTAAAGTAGATGGTGGTTTCCAAGGTGTTCTACGAGTGTCTTTTGCTCTAGTTACCTCGGTGCGTGTTTGACGGTTTGACATATTGTCTCCTTCACGTTATGCTAAATTCTGTTTTTGCTTCTGTTTAGCGTATGCTTCTAATGATACACCAAGTTTCTTGGCGATTGC